CGTAAACACCGCCAGAAAACCTGATGCTGTGACCATGAGTCGTGCGGACGAGAAACCCGTCGAGGTCAACGTATCCAAGATGCCCTTCGGCAATCTGCCATTGCACGTTTTTCTTCCTCTCCTCGCGGGCCAGCGTGAAATACATCATCTGTTCCCACGAGTGGTCTAGCTCCGTTGCAATGCGATTCTTTTCGGTGCTTCTCCCGTGGTTGCCAGCGTTGGTGCAGACAATGACAGACTCTGCACTATCAGCGACGGCGTCTATGAAAGCGCGTAGCCTTTCAGCAATCCATCTGGTGGCGTTCATGGGAGACAGCTGTGCCACCTCCATGCAGTCTGGGTGTATGTGCCCAGTAATAAAGTCGCCTCCGAGCCAGACGAGAACGCGGCGTATGTTGGCTTGGTTCCGCTTGTGCTCAAGGCAGGCTAGAAACCGCTCCTGTAGCTCGTCCATTCGCAATTGACATACGTCAAGCGAGTAGTCGTTTTCAAAATTTACGGTTTCAGGAAGGACGCGCTCCTCGCAATGGACATCCGAGAGCATCAGCACTGCTGTGGCGTCGTGCTTTTTTGCTTTGACAGACTTGGTCAATGGGCGACTCGCAGCCTCGATTCCAGAGAGGCTCGCCAAGGCGTCACCACGCTCCCTCTCCCGGTCAATCTGAGCCAGCGCGACCTTGTACCTATTTCGGTACGTTGCCAGTTCTGACCGCAGCCGTGCGAGTTCTGCGTCAGCGGCAAGCTGCTGCGAGTGGCTCACGTCCTCGGCTACTGCGTCCTTCAGGCTTTTTCGAGCCATGAGAGCACCCCCTGTGTGCCAACGTCTGAGATGCCACGGACACGCATGTTCTCGGCGATTGCACGCGCCAGCGTCTTCTTGCGGCTTCCGAGTTCTCCAGCCGCCCACTCAGCTTTGATGGCGTCAAGTTCATCGCGGTGCTCTGGTGCCAGACGCTCGTACCAAGTTCCCGGTCCTTGGCGAGCGTTACTCAATGCCTTTCGCACGTCGTCGAGCAGGCCGCCGTGTTGGCTTTGCTTCTTCACTCTCGGCATCCTTTCCTTTGAGGTGAATCCAGCCGTCGTCATCGGGGATGCCGCCGCCGGCCACGTCGTCCTCGTCCTCGTCGCTGTCAAACGGCGAGACGTCAACAGGTGGCTGCGGGCTGGGCTTCGGCTGTGATCGCTGGCGTCCCATGCCGATAGCGTGGCAGGCGTGTCAAGCGGAAGGAGTTGCTACTGCTGACCATCAATTGCAATCAACTCAAACTCGCCGCTGGATTGCTGAAGGACATAAGCCCTAGCGTCGTAGTAGATGTAGACCGACCGGAGTTTATTGATAACTCCTACTACTGAAGAAGTTAGCCCAGAAGCATCATCTAGCATCACGTTCTTGTAGGTGCCTTTGTCCCATGATCCTGGCCCGGTGAGGCTCGCCACCGTTCCAGATCGAATCTGATTAGCAACCGCACCGATTCTTACCAAGCAAAGCCCTCCGCTTGGCGTTGAAGGCTTCCAAACAATTTGCGTTCCACCGATATAGGCAGACTGTAGCAGCGGCGAATCACCATTTCCGTAGTTGCCAAAGTTGGCGAACTGGTGGTTTGCGTTAGATACATTGACGGTTGCGGCAACGACTCCAGCAATGGCAACCCTGCCAACGGACCCGTTGGCGATTGGCTCAAGGGCAACGCAATATGAAAAAGTCGATCCGCCTCGGTAAGGCGTCGTCGTCTTCACAACAGGGGACGACATGAATGAGCTTGTCGCAGAGTTATCAATGCCGCCAATGGTCGAGCCGCTTGGTTCAATCGCAACGCCTTTGATGGAGTATGCGTAGCCCATCACCATGTCTAGCCCAGGCTCGTCAGTTGTCGCCAGCACGGACGTGAACGGCCCCCATCCGTACGATGGACCGACTCCCGAAGTGGCTGCGTGAGCACCAAGCACGAGATCGGCAGCATCCTGCGCACGGTTCCACGCACGGGCCGAGATCGCCCCGCGTAGCGGCTGGCCTTGCTCAATGCGTCCGTCTGGACGTGCCATCAGACATACCCCGTGCCAAGCCCAAGCGCCGAGAAATCGCTGTCCTTGTAGACCTTGGACACGTAGACGGCTTTCGGTTGCTTGATTAGCGAACTGCCTGACACGGCATCCTCATACCGCACCCATAGGTACTCATGCCCGTTCTTCTGAATCCCTGTGATGCTGCCAATGGTCTGTCCTGTGACGTTCTTCGACGCCACGAAGCGATAAGACAGCGACCACGGGCCACGCCCTTTTTGGTCGTCCCATTCCTGCGAGCCGCTGCACCCAAGGAAAAGAACCTCGCCAGCGTCAAACCCACGAAACGTGGCGTTATTCGTCGTGCCAGTAATCCCAGCCATGCCTCGCACATATGCAGCCGTCACGTACGCATTTGGCACGTCGTAGCTTTCCTGCCACTGAAGCTGCGGCACGACAATGTCAACGCCGTTGACGCCGTTTGAATCGACGCCGATAGCACCTGACATATTCGTGGCAGACGACGGGTATCGCTTCTCAAAGTCCAGCGTGCCGCCAGAGCCGACAGAGCACGCTTGCGTGATGTGCTGCGTGCCGCCTGTGGTATCAAAACTGCGGGCACGCTTCAGCGGGTCAGACGTCGAAGGCTCTGCCCCAGCCTTCTCGTAGTTGATCGTAACTTGCCACGCATTGTCACCGAGGTACGCGACGCTGTATTGCTCCACCCACAGTTGAGCATCGGCAACGCCTGGATATTGCCAGCCGTAGCCGCCGCTACTGATCTGCTGGTTGATCGCAGCGTGCAGCACCGTATCATCTGCGGTGCCGAAAACCTTGTACGACTTCGTGTAGGACGACGTCGCCTTCTTGCCGCGACGCACAATCGTGGCCTGACGCGAATCGCCGTCTTCAATCCATGTGAGTGCCATTACGCTGCCACCTTTCCTTCGCCCGGCGCGTTCTTGGTGTTCTTGTCGATGCTCTCAAGCGTCTTTAGCTGTCGTTCCGCAAGCGACGAGCCGAAGCCCATGCCGCCGAGGTTGACAGACGAAAACGTGCCAGCGACTTCGCTCTTGCTCATTGCCGCGTCAGCACCAGCGGCAGCGGCACCAGCCGTCGCAGCCTTCTCGGAAGATGACGATGCCGCACTGGCGACGTTGACGCGAGAGAAAGCAGCGTAGTAGGCGTCGAGCAACTTCGACTCCATCTCACTGCCCACGTTGCCACGCTCAATCAGTGCGTCCATGCTCGCGCCGATGTTCGATATTTCATCCAGCGACGACGCAGAGCCGAGAGCGTTCAGTAGTTCAGCAGCGGTAGCAGCGTCGTTCCTGCGTTCACTTACGCCGTTCGTGGCGTCGGCCAGATTGCCCTCTGCCGACTGCGTCGCAGCGCGACGGTCATCCGCCCGCTGCTGGTTTGCCACCTGCCGCTCGTCCTTCGTCGCCTGCGCGTCGTCCTTGATGGCTTGCTCTCGGTCCTTGCGATCCCTCTCTGCCTGTGCGTTTTCTGCCGCTGCCTTGCCGGTGCGGCCATCAATGCCTGGCCGCTCCTGCCGTCGCTGCTCTGCTCTCGCGGCGTTCTCGTCCCTAATCTTCTGCACTCGCTCTTTCGTATCCTTCGCACCCGTGATGAATCCTTTCACCCTCGTCCATGCGATCTGGATGCCAGCCACGAGGTTGTCAAACGTCGCCATCACGCCGTTGGCGATGTTGTCGAAGAAGCCCATGATGTAGGCACCCATCGTGTTGAGCAGTGCCGCAGAATCCGTGTAGATCTTGTCCCACGCGATGTAGATGCCCGAGCCGATGTCCGTGAAGACGTCTTGAAACGCTGCTACCCACGGGTCAACGTAGGACATCAACGCTTCGACGCCACGCAGCCAGCCAGCGACGAGCCCAGCCCAGAGGACGTCCATCGCACCGGACAGGTCGCCGGCAGCAACGGCTTCGTAGACGCCGTTGAAGGTGGTCGTGGCAGTCTTGGCGAGGTCGCCAAGGACGACGATGCCGTCAGAGACGGCAGCACCGAAACCCTCGCCGATGGCTCCTGCCGCCTGTTGGACGAGCGGAGCCACCGGGCCGAGGGCCGCACCGATCTGGTCTTTGAACTTGTAGAGAGCAAAGACAGCCGCGCCGATGCCAGCCGCAACTAGCAGCACCGGGCTAGCAAGGGCAGAGAAGAGACCGAAGCCCTTCAAGACAAGACCGATGGAACCGCTCAAAGCCTGCAACGCATACCCTACAGTCACCATTGCGGCACCGATGCCAATGGCTGCGGCGGCAACTTGAGCAAACAAGACGACGGCTTCCTTATTGTCAGTCGCCAACTTCGTCAGCCCGTCGATGAATCCCGTGATGAACGGCAACGCACCCGCGAGAGCCGGTGCCACGGCATCCGTGATGGCAATCGCCATACGCTGCATTGCCGCCAGCACGCTACCAAACGAGCCAGCCAGGCCCGACATCACCAACTTGTACTTCTCGCCCACTGGCAGGGCGGATGCCATCGCTTCACGCATCTTGGTGAATCCATCCACGCCTTCAGAGGCGAGAATCGACGCGGCGCGAATGGCATCGGCACCGAAGATGCGGCGGAAGATGTCATCCTTCGCCGTCTGGTCAAGCCCGCCCATTGCCTGCGTGAGCGTGCCGATGATCTCCACCATCGGCTTCATCTGCCCGTCAGCACCACGGAACGAGGCGACAGAAAGCCCGAGTTGGTGAAGAGCACCCACGGCATCGTCAGCCGGTGCCATCAGCCGCATCAGCATCGTCTTGACGCTGGTGCCTGCGTCACTGCCCTTCACGCCGTTATTGGCGAGGATCGCCAGCGTGGCAGACAAGTCCTCAATGCTCTGCCCCGCTAGGCCGGCGACGGCAGACGACATCGAGAACGCTTCCGACATCTGAGCGATTGAGGTGCTCGACGCATCCGCAGCAGAGGACAGCGCATTGGCAGCAACGTCAGACGACACCTTGAACACGTTCATGGCGTCCGACATCACCACAGCCGCCTGGGCGACGTCCATCTCGCCGACCTTGGCAAACTCAAGGGCCGTCTGTCCAGCACCACCAAGGACGCTATCAAGCGACATGCCAGCCTTTAGCAGTTCAAGCATGCCTTGAGCAGCCTCGGTCGGCCCGACGCCGAGAGCCTGCGACATCGCCATAGACGATGCTTTGATCTGGTCAATCTGCGCCGATGTCGCACCCGTGCTCGCCCGTATGTTGAGCAGCGTGGACTCAAACGCCGCACCCTGCTGCACGGCAGCGGCAATCGGTGCCGCCATGCCAATGCCAGCAGCTGCGAGACGTCCGCCACCCGAGGTGAGCGAGCGGCCCATATTGCCGAGCGACTTGTTGACCTTGGTCAGCGCCGAGAAGAACTTGCGTGGATCGGCACCGATCTCGACAAACACGCCGCCGGCTCTGACTGCTCCCGCGCTCATACGTGTTTCTGCCAATCTTGCCCAAAGAGGCGTTTTAGGTCATCAGGCGTCGCCTGTCTCGGCTTCGGTTTCTTTGCGTAAGGATTCAGCTTGCGAGGGTCTGCCTTCGGAGAGTTCTTGTCCCGGTTGATATTCGCTTGCTGCGCCAGAAGGTTTGCCGTATGCCACCAGTCGTGCTCTAGGCGGCTGTCACGAGCGGCGATGAGTTGTCGCAAAGTCCACTTGCCGGGGTGGACGCCGATGATTCCTGCGGCTTCCCAGACGGTGTCCCAGACTGTGCGATCAGCGTCTCCGCGCTCGCGGCTTCCAGACCCGCCTCCGCTTTCGTCAGCATCTCGCCTGCCACTTCGTCCATCTTGGCTGCGAGAAGCCCGATCATCTTGCGGAGGCGCGGCGGGAAAAAATCGACAAGCTCGGCCTCCAACGCTTTGACGCCCGCGTCGAGAGCATCGCCTCGCAGACCTTCGAGGAAGGCTTCCTTG